GAAGAAAGAGTAATTAGTATTATCAAAGCTACTAATGATAGCCTACCCTCTTTGCTATATAAGAGGTGGGGAGTTAACTTTAATGTTCCATTATTATTAGAAGCAAAAATAGGTACTAATTGGCTTGACACCAAAGATGTTCAATGATATAACTAAGCTTTACGAAAACTCAAAGAAAGGAGTAAACATATGACAACACAAGTAACAACGATTGATACAAGTAATTATGCAGTCATGGCGAAAGCTATGGGCATAGCGTCTGAGTCTAGCTCAGATAAGTCAAAGGCAAGCACGCTTGCTCGTCTGCGACTAAACCATTCACCTATTATGGGTGAAGCCGAAGTAAATGGTAAGACAGTAAACATGGAAGTGGTAGCTGGTGGTACGTACAAATTAGAGATACCCGATACAGCTACATACTACGCTCCCTCTGTTAAGATTAGACCTTATCTACAAAGGTTTATGTACAAGAGATTTGTCAAGGGTATGGGGGACAAGCCCAACAAGTATATCAAAACTGTTATGGCAGATAACTTGAACACTGACTTGAAAGACAACGATGGTGGATTCAACTGTGGTAAACCTGCAGGTTATATCCAAGACTTCAAGGCATTGCCGGAGAAGACACAAGAGTTAATCAAGCAGATTAAACGAGTGCGAGTGATACTAGGGACGGTTGACTTAGTAGATGCAACTACAGATAGTGGTGAAACTATCTCTATTACTAACAAGCCGTTCATTTGGGAGATTGAAAACAGAGATGCTTTCAAAGATGTTGGCGTGGTATTTACCAAGTTGGCAAAGATGAAGCGTCTGCCTGTGCAACATCTAGTTACAGGTGTCACAGAAGAAAGAAAGTTACCAAATGGTAATAGCTTTTTCTTACCTTCAGTCTCCCTTGACTTGAGCAACACTCTTGATTTAACAGAGACTGAGCAAGATAACTTTGGTGACTTTATGTCTTGGGTTCAAAACTACAATGAGTACATCATTGATGCTTGGACAGATAGGTCTCATGCCAAAGAGGAACTTGGGTCTGACATTCTAGATGATATCGTAGACATCGAAGAGGATGACATTCCGATATGATAAATCATAGAGCAGAGTTGGCTCTACATCAGTACATGGAGCGTGCTTCTAAAGGCACTGCTTCCATGTCTGAGTCCACTATTAAACAAGTGGCAAACGATGTAGCCGAAGCCTTGGAGAGACAGTTCAACGGTGGTAACAAAAGAGATGGATTTAAACTACGTATGTCCAACTTGGGTAGACCATCTTGTCAGCTATGGTTCGAAAAGAATCATCCTAACGAAGCGTTGCCTAGACCCACGACATTCGTTATGAACATGATGATAGGTGATATCGTTGAAGCAGTGTTTAAAGGTTTGCTAACTGAATCAGGAATAGAATATGAAAACTCTAGAAAGGTTACTTTACAATTGGATGATACATCCGTTGACGGAACATTTGACCTTGTTGTTGATAATCGTGTTGACGATGTTAAGTCCTCATCTAATTGGTCTTATATCCACAAGTTTGAATCTTTTGAAAAACTAAAGGAGAGCGATACTTTTGGATATGTAGGTCAGCTTGCTGGCTATGCTAAAGCTACAGACAAAGAAGTCGGTGGTTGGTGGGTAGTCAACAAGACTAACGGAGATTTCAAATACGTATCTGCAAACGAGATGGATGTGGATGAAGAAGTCTCCAAGTTTAAAGATACAATACGTAAGCTTAAACATGATAAGGTTGAGAGAGCATTTGAGCCAGAGCGTGAAACTTTCAACGGTAAAGAAACCGGAAACCTTGTCTTGAATAAGAACTGTACGTTTTGTTCTTACCGCTATGCATGTTGGCCAGACTTGCAGGAGTTACCCGCAGTCATGTCAAAAGCAAAGCAACCTAAAATCACATCTTATATTAAACTACAAGAGGAGTATACACATGGAACAGTATGATGATTTAAAAGCCGAAATAAAAGAGTTGGAAACACAACTCGCAGAAAAGAAGAAGGAGTATCGTGAGCTAAAAACGGCAGGCCTTAGAGCAGCGATTGAAGCACAACGAGAAGCAGAGAAGCATGTGAGGGAAGAACTAAAGTCTCTTGGTTATCCTCTAAGCTACTCATGGCTCAGAACTTCTACCTTCTAAATATGTCCCCCCACAAATTATTCCGTGCATCTCGGAAGATGGGGTATCGTAGTGGGCTAGAGCTTTCTGTATCTGAAGCACTCAAAGAACAAAATATTAATTTTGATTACGAGTCAATAAAGATTGAATGGGAAGACCTAGCCTACAGAACATACACACCTGACTTCATATTACATAATGGTATTATCATTGAGACTAAAGGTATGTTTACAGCTGCAGATAGGCGCAAACATTTAGCCGTAAAGAAGCAACATCCTAAACTAGATATTCGTTTTGTGTTTGAAAATAGTAAACGTAAATTACGCAAAGGTGCAAAGTCTACTTACGCTGAATGGTGTATGCGATACGACTTCCTTTACCATGATAGAATCATACCCGAAGAATGGATAAAGAAGAAAGGAAAGAAGAAGCATCCTACCTTCATTACATTCAAAGGTACAAAGATAAAAAGGAGATAGATATGAAGTTATCAGAAATGTCAGAGGTTGACAAAAACGATTTTGTAATTCGTCTTAGACCGTTTCAATACGACAGTGGTGAGTGGACTGGTGATGTAGATATATGCATAGTCACACAAGAAAAGAATGATTTAAGCACAGAGGATTATGATGAACTCATGCATCTATCTAGAATGATAGCTGCGAGTGTTCCTTTAATGGAGAAGAATCAAGAGTTGCGTGAGCTTATACATAACATTGTGAAACGTACATCGGATAATAATTTAGAAGTTACTTACCCTAGAGAGGTAAATAAGATTGACAAGAAAGACAATATCATTACAATAGACTTCAAGGGTAAGAAACCAAATGGGAGTGATGAATGACAGACAATGTAAACAGTCCACCACACTACAATAAAAGTGGTATAGAATGTATAGATGCTATACGTGCTGCGACAGACAGTGGCTTTGAATATTATCTTCAAGGTAATATCCTTAAATACATTTGGAGATATCGTTATAAGAATGGCACGGAAGATTTAAAGAAAGCTCAATGGTATCTGAATAAGTTAATACAAGAAGTAGAAGGGTATTACGATGAAGATAAAAGTTAAAGTATTTCTGTCACTCATACTAGATGGTGAAGAATATAGAGTTCCTGCAGATGGAGATGTATCAGAAGAATTAGGCGGTGCGCTACAAGAAATCATACACGACATAGACGGAATAAAAGTTAAATCAATTAAAATAATACAAGAGGATAAAGATGAATAACACATTACCAACAGACTATCAAAACTTCATTGCACTATCACGTTACGCTAGGTGGAAAGAAGATGAACAAAGAAGAGAAACATGGACAGAGACAGTCGATAGGTACATCGATTATATATCTAATCATGTTAAGAAGAAACACGACTATGAAATAGGTAACAGTTTAAAGTACGAACTAGAAGAAGCGTTAGTTGGTTTGAGTGTTATGCCTAGCATGAGAGCATTGATGACGGCAGGTCCGGCATTAGATAGATGTCATGTTGCTGGGTATAACTGTGCATACATACCAGTAGATAGCCCAAGAGCATTTGATGAAACTATGTATG